ATTCCTCTACTGGTCAGTTTAGTTTTGATGTTGAAGACGTATACACCAAGACCAATTTTGATTCGGACTTGGGGGCTGCACTAGATGGTGGAACAGGTATCACATATGACTCCTCCACCGATACAATTTCTATTACGAATACTACTGTCACTGCGGGAACATATGGTTCTGCATCACTGATTCCAGTATTCACAGTAAATGCACAAGGTCAGTTAGATAGTGCGGGGACAGTTGCGGTTGCGGGGGTCACATCTACCGCATATGATTCTTCAAATGGCAACTTCACCATTAGTACTGCGGATGGTAATTCATTCACTTCCACCATAAATCTCAACCCATTTAATACAGGTAACTTGACCGAAGGGTCTAATCTGTATTACACTACTGCACGTGCTGATAGTGATGCAAAACGTGCTATATCAGTAACGGATGCGGGCGGTGATGGTTCACTATCTTACGACACAGCAGCTGGTACAATCACATATACTGGCCCAAGTGCTGCAGAAGTAAGAGCGCATTTCAGTGCTGGTGGTGACATAACTTACAACTCATCAACTGGTGAGTTTAGTATTGATGTAGAACAAGTTTATACCAAAGTAAACTTCGATAGCGACTTCAACACTCGATTGACTGCAATGATTGATAGTGCAAGTTTCAATGTAATTACTGCACAATCTATTCATACTGATTCTGCATCATTCGATTCCGCATCTATCACAAACCTTGCGACTACTCAGATAACAGGAAGTCAAGCAACATTTGACTCTGCGAACATCACCTCTCTAGGTGCGGTTGGTAGTGTAGATGCAACAACAACCTCTACGATTCGTGGACTCTTTACTGGTGCTGGGGACTTAACCTACAATAATTCAACTGGTCAGTTTACCTTTGATGTTGAGAGTGTTTACACCAAGTCGAACTTTGATTCAGACCTTGGACTCGCAAACACTGGACAATTACCAGAAGGGAGTAACCTCTACTACACTACCGCTCGTGTTGACTCAGATGCGAAGGCATCTCTATTAGTTAGTGACCTTGGTGGTGATGGTTCATTGTCATATGATAGTGGGTCTGGTGTCTTTACCTACACAGGGCCAAGTGCATCTGAAGTAAGAGCACACTTTACTGCAAACAAAGGTCTATCGGTAACCTCTGGTGAGTTTAACATAGATTCTGCAAATGTCAAGGGAATGTTTGCGGGTAATAAAGGATTAACATACTCAGACGGAACATTCAATATTGACTCCGCAAATGTCAAGGGGATGTTCTCTGCCACAGACGCTGGTGGAGACGGAAGTTTCTCTTACAGTGATGGTGTCTTTACCTACACAGGGCCGAGTGCAAGTGAGGTAAGAGCGCATCTTACCGCAAACAAAGGTTTATCTGTAACCGCTGGTGAGTTCAATATCGACTCTGCAAATGTCAAGGGGATGTTCTCTGGTGGTACTGGTGTAACATACAGTAACGGTGCGATCAGTATTGGTCAGGATGTTGGGACTACAAGTGATGTAACATTCGGTAAAGTAACTCAAGACAGTGCGGTAACCAAGGGTCTTCAACTCGACCCTCAGACCAGTGCATTCTCACAGACTGCTGGTTCATTGTACTTCGACTCCGAACACAACAAAGGTCTTTCGGTTCGACTGCGTACTCAAGAAAATGCAAATCCCGATGTAAACCTGAACATTGGTCAAGAGACATTCCTGTATGTTTATAATGGTACAGGCGCCCAGATTGATAATGGTGATGCAGTATACATCTCAGGTACACATACAGATGGTAAACCAAAAGTAACACTTGCACGTGCAAATACATCTACTTCAAGTGCTGTATTTGGTCTTGCGACAATGAACATTCCAAATGGCGCTCACGGTTGGGTAACTCGTTATGGTCTGGTTCGTGATGTCAATACTGCGGGAATGACAGCAGGAAACATCCTGTTCCTATCCCCAGACTCTGCTGGTGTTGTGACAGAAACTCCAGTAACAGTTGACGCTGGTTTCCCACATCATATTGGTCGAGTTATTACTGCACACGCATCAAATGGTATCATCCTCGTTGATGGTATGAGTGAACACTTTGATGACCTACGTGTTGAAAGTAAATTAAAAACTACCCAGTTGGTTGCAGATTCGGCATCACTTCTGAATGTTCAACTTGATACAACAACATTCTCTGGTAATCAACCATATAGTGAGGGTCTGGTGTTCTATGATAATGAACATAAGACTCTAAACTATTATAATGACATCAATGGTAGTAGTAATAGACCTATTGAAGTTGGTACACAAGAACACCAAAGAGTGTTCAACAATAGTGGTGCAGTAATCAAGAAAGGTGCGGCACTGTACTTCAATGGTAACTACACTTCGGGCGCACAAGACGTTCCGACAGTTGCACTCGCAAATGCATCTAGTTCCTCTGCATATAATGCTCAGGGTCTTGCATCACATGACATTGCAAACAACAGTTATGGTATGTTGTTACTTCAAGGTCAGTTGACAGAAATTAACACTGCTGCGGTTACTGCGAGTTCACAGTTCTTCGTATCTGCAACAGCGAATGGTAAGATACAATCCAGTGAACCAACATATCCAAACTTCCCAATGTGTATGGGTTGGGTTGTTGTATCTGGTGATTCCGATACTGGTGTCCTCATGGTCAACCGAGAAAATCACTCGGTTAACTCATTCCGTGTTACTGGTTCCGCACATATTGGTGCAAACCTTCAAATAGATGGTAACTTAACTATCTTGGGTAGTCAAACCACGGTAGGTACATCTAATGTGACACAGGGTTCCCCAATGTATCGTCTCAACGAAGGTGATACGATTGGTGAAGCAGGAACATCCTTCCAAGGTTCGGGTCTTGATGATGCGTTCTTTGGTGGTCACTTCAAAGGGACTGCTGGTAAAAACTTCTATGCAAAGATTGATGGAACAGGAACTCCAAACACATTTGAGTGGGGTTATGATTCCGCATCACCTCAGGCAACTGGTGTTAACATCACAGGTTCCGCACAAACACTAAGTGATAATATTGATATTGAGTTTGGTGCAACTACTGGTCACACTAGTGGTGATAAGTGGACTGGTTCTGTTGCTCCAGTAAATGTGGATACTGGTTTCTTCACTAACCGAAATACTGGTACAAGTGGTGTTGGATATACTCATGCTGGTATATTCTTTGATGTCACAGACGAGAAGTGGAAACTGATTGATGAGTATGACTCAACCCCAACAGGAGCAATTAACACTGCGGATGCATCATTCGGTCTTGCGACTTTGGTTGCAAAAACCTTTGAAGGTGATCTGACTGGTGCGGTAACAGGTAATGCATCTACTGCATCGGCACTTGCAGCTGGACAGAACTTCTCACTGACTGGTGACATCACTGCAAACGCTGTATCCTTTGATGGTACAGGTGCAGTCACACTTACAACCGCATACAATCCCGGCAGTATTGTTAACGCAGACATTAACGCATCCGCTGCAATTGTTGACACTAAACTTGCAACGATTAGTACTGCGGGTAAGGTAAACAACTCTGCGACTACTGCGACAAGTGCAAATACTGGGTCGGCAATCATTGCACGAGATGCGAGTGGTAACTTTGCGGGTGGTACATTCACTGGTGAAGTCAACCGTGATGCACAAACTACAGTAACCGCAGGAACATATGGTTCTACTACTGCGATACCTGTACTAACAATTGATGCAAATGGTTTCGTAGATAGTGCGGGTTCGGTTGCGATTAACACAAGTCTTGTTGCAGACACCACACCTCAGTTGGGTGGTAACCTTGACCTCAATGGTAATAATATCACTGGTACAGGTGACATCACTCACACTGGTGTATTAACGACCACATCAAATGTCGATGGACAAGCGGCAATCAACATCATTGAGACTGATTCCAACAGTGCATCAGGCCCAATCTTCCAGTTGAAGAGAATATCAGGTACTCCTGCCGTTGGCGATAACCTCGGACAACTGAAGTTTAAGGGTAAGAACGATGCTGGTCAAGATACTGTTTATGGTCAGTTCTATAATAGAATTGGTAGTGTCACCGATGGTTCAGAATGTGGTACATTCGAATGGCAACTTAACAAATCAGGTACACAGACCTCGGTAATGAGACTTACCGACACCCAATTGAGACTGTTGAATGGTACTACAATAGACCTTAGTGGTGCATTGACTACAAGTAGTACAATTGATGGTCGTGATATTGCTAATGATGGTTCAAAACTTGACAGTATCGCTGGTGATTACCTATCTGATTTGCTTGAAGATACTACACCTCAGTTGGGCGGTAACCTCGATCTCAATAGTAATAACATCACTGGTACAGGTAATATAAACCTCACTAGTGGTACGTTGACACTTAATACTTCTAGTACTTCGGCACTTATTAATCTTATAGGAAGTGGTGATGGTGCAGCAGCTTCTCCCACATTCACTTTTACAAGAAACTCTTCATCTCCTGCTGATGACGATTTCCTCGGACAAGCGAAGTTTAAGGGTAAGAACTCCGCAGCTGAAGATGTAGTTTATGCAACGGTTTTGGGTAAGATTATTGACAAGACCGATGGTACGGAAGATGGTGCTTTAGAATTTAATACTATTAAGGCGGGTGTTGACACCACAGTTGCGAGACTGTACTCGACTCAGTTGGCACTAGTGAATGGTACAACACTATTTGTTGGTGGAAATATTACCACCGATGGAACAATTCAGGGTCGTAATGTTGATTCGGATGGCACTAAGTTAGATACCATTGAATCAAATGCAACCGCAGACCAGACTGCCGCAGAAATACTAACCCTATTGAAGACAGTGGACTCTAATGGTTCTGGTCTGAATGCAGATACTCTGGATGGACAACAGGGTTCACACTACAGAATTAATGTATATAACAATGCAGGGTCGTTGTTAAACTAAGGATAAATAGGTATAATGTCAACATATAAAGCAACAAGTAATCGAAACGATTTCATAGACTACTGTCTACGTAAACTGGGACATCCTGTAATTGAAATAAATGTGGATGATGACCAGATCGAAGACCGTGTCAATGATGCACTCAGAATGTTCATGGAATATACTGGTGAGGGTAGTTATCGAATATACCATCCCATAACTATTACCAGTGACATGATCGCTGCTGGTAAGATTGATTTCAGTACTGACTTGGGTGGCGCACTCTCGGAATCACATATACTTAGTGTAATTCGTGTATTGCCGATCAACAGTTCAGCATCTGGTTCTGGTATGTTTGATGTTCAGTATCAAATGCGACTCAATGATATGTATGACCTAACTTCTGGAATGCAAGGTATTCAGTACTTTGAACAGATGCAACAGTATGTGTCACTTCTTGATATGAAACTAAATGGTACTCCACAGATTCAGTTCGACCGATATGGCGCATCACTAGAAATCTTTGGTGACCTTAATGCGGATGGTGACCTAAAAGTGGGTGACAGGATTCTAATGGAAGCATGGGTCGGTCGTGATGGTGATGGTTCAGGTAAAGTCTGGGACAACACCTTCCTAAAAGAATATGCGACTTCACTCATCAAAGAACAGTGGGGACAGAACCTCGTTAAATTTGATGGGATGACACTGCCTGGTGGCATACAGTTGAATGGTAGACAGATATTAGAAGATGCAAAACAAGAGATTGAGACTACACGTCAACGTCTATATAATGAATACGACACTCCACCAGACTTCTTTGTAGGATAACATAATGGCAACGAACCCATACTTCAAACAAGGTGTTCGTTCTGAACAGACAGTCTATGAGGACATCATAATTGAAGCCCTCCAGATGTATGGACAGGATGTATATTACCTTCCACGAGAAATCGTCAATAAAGATTCTGTCTTTCTTGATGACGTACCGTCACGATTCGGTCAAGCGTATAAAGTAGAAATGTACATCGAAAACACCGAGGCGTTTGATGGTGAGGGTGACTTGTTTACTAAGTTTGGTATCGAATTAAGAGACCAAGCGAACTTTATTGTTTCAAGAAAGAGATGGAAGAAGTTAATCGGTAATAAACTCACCGAGAGCAATTTCCGTCCTCGTGAGGGTGATCTAATTTACTTGACACTATCCGAATCTTTGTTTGAAATTCGTAAGGTAGAGACCGAAACACCTTTCTACCAGATGAGTAATCTACCCACATTCAGAATGCAATGTGAGTTGTTCGAGTACAATGATGAGGACTTGGATACCGACATTGCAGTTATTGATGCAGTAGAAGGCGAAAGTGCATTCCAATATCAGTTAACTTTGGATTCTGCTGGTGGTGGTTATACAGTCGGTGAAACTATTAGACAAGACTTTGATACTTTCGCAATGAAGGGTGAAGTGACTGGATTCACACGAGACACTAAAACAGTTAAACTCGCACACGCTGGTGCAACTGATGGTAAGTACCATACATTTGTTACAGGTGTGTCAGTGAGAGGAGAGTCTTCTGGTACAATAACAACACCGACACTTGTACAAGAACTACAAGAGATTCAACAAGATGCACAGAATAAAATCTTTGATGACTTCGAGAGTGACTTCCTTGACTTCTCAGAATCAAATCCGTTTGGAGACTTATAATGTTTGGAACATGGTTTTATCATAAACGAGTAAGAACTGCGGTATCGGTATTCGGTTCATTGTTTAATAACATCCACGTATTGAGACATAACAATGCGGGACAGACTATATCTCAAGTAAAAGTACCTCTAGCATATGCACCCAAGAGAAACTTCATCTCCCGACTAGAAGAGATGAAATCTGGCGAAGATGCAGAACGTAGAGTCGCAATGAAACTTCCTCGTATGTCTTTCGAGATTACGAGTATGGCATATGACCCGACCAGACAGTTACCCAAGGTCAATAACATATCCAAAACGTCTAATGAGATAACCAAACGTCAGAAAATTTATACTGCGACACCATATAATATCACATTTTCACTCAACATATATGCAAAGTCACAGGATGATGCACTACAGATTGTTGAACAGATTCTACCATACTTTGCTCCACAGTACACTGCGACAATAAAACCTTTCGCAGATATTCCAAGTCTGACCGAAGATGTACCCATCTCTTTGACTGGTACTGCCTTCTCTGATGACTATGAGGGTGCGATTGAACAACGTAGAACTATCATATATACATTAGACTTTGATATGAAGATTGCGTTATATGGGCCCGAAGGTACTGGTGACATTATTCGTGACGTTCGTAACAATTTCTTCTTGATGGAAGGTGGATTGGCGGACAGTGACGTATACCTAAATACATTAAAGACTGTACCAACTCCCTCTACAGTAACCGCTGATAGTGATTATGGATTCTTGGTAACTAATTTGGATAGCGCTTAATGAGTGATAAAAACAACGATAAAAATATCAAGGATGACTATACTACCTCTCGTGACACCTATCATGATATAATTGAGAAGGGTAGAGAGAGTATGGACTTGATGATCGAAGTTGCACGTGAGAGTGAACACCCTCGTGCCTTTGAGGTATTATCGGGTATGATGAAGAACATGGCAGATGTCACCGATAAACTGATGGACTTGAATAAGAAACACAAGGACATTAAGAAGGATGATGAACCAAAACAAGTTGGTGGTAATACTACCAACAATCTATTTGTAGGAACAACTACAGATTTGCAACGACTTATACATAATGAAAAACAAGTGGATGATGTAATAGATGTCGAACCCGAACAAGAATGAAACCTATCTTGGCAACATAAATGTCAAGAGAGATGGAGTTCAACATAATTTTACCGAAGACGAGATCAAGGAATACATCAAGTGTTCCCAAGACCCTGTATACTTCTGTCAAACTTATCTAAAAGTAATCTCTTTGGACGATGGGTT